GAGGGGGTAACGGAGCTAACCCCAACGATCCGACCCATCTCACCATCGGTGTCTAGCTCGATGATGGAGGCCGGAGAGATCTCCCACTCTACGGCGTTACCCTGATCATCGGTTGGCCGGCCTTTCGCCCAGTAGACGCCCAGGCCCTGTAGCGCAACCGTTACCTCTTCGTCGGTAGCGGTCTGGTTGATGCCGATGATGAGGGTCTCAATCCCCTGTATCTCTGACGTTCCATAGATTTTGTTGCCGCGTCTGCGGTTGCGGAAGTGGTAGACCGGTATGGTCGTGATCTCTGAGGGCATCGGTCCACCAGCAAGCAGCATCGCGAACCGCTCGCCTCCGAATCGCGCCGGGGCCGGTGCTGTTTCGATGTCCTCAGTACTCCGCCGGTCATCCCACCCCTTCAGGGTGTAGAAGCCCAGCTTGACGAAGATACCACCCAACGGAGTATTGAACTCGGACGCCATCTCCTCGTCCATCATCCGTCGGTACTCCAGGCGGGCCGCAATCTCCTCGCCATCGTCATCGAGGATGACGTTCACCAGGTAGCACCCGATCACACGCTCCGAGTCAGCCGGATCCTCGATCGCAAAGTAGGTGGCTGGATTGATCTCCACAATCCTAATCCGCGTTCCCTCCGGCTTGGAGGGGTCGGCTGAGATGTGAAACATCCCATCTCCACGTACCAACATCCAGCGCTTCATGGATAGGAACTTGGCGGTGAACTCCTCGCGTTTGAACAGCGCGTTCAGCGTCGCCATGGTCGTCGCGATAGCCTCGTCACCAACGGCTGCGCCGGTGGCTTCGGTCCCATCCGCTGGCGCAGCCGGCACAGCCACCCACGACAAACCCCGCGCCAGATGGCGGTTAGTCGCCTCTACAATGGTTCTAGCGGACGGAATCAGCCGACGGTATACCTCGTTGCCGCTCTCCGTCTTCAGCACGATAGCGAAGGCCTCAGCCTGGTTATCGTACAACTCCTCGTAGGTCTCATACGCCCGGATCCGCAGCACATCAATAGTGGCGTCATCCGAGATATGGGACGGAGGCGTCTTGCCGAAGATGGCAGCAGTCTGGTACTGGCTCAGGGCCGGCATCGGCTATCTCCCTCTTCCAACTCTTGCCTTATTCTTCGCGGGCTGCTGCTTCCGCTTGGCCCATGGGTTACCATAGTATCCGCTCATGAACCGGCCTAGCGCTTCTGGACAGTGGTTGTTCTTGGGCTCTGGCTCTTCCGGCGCAGCCCGGCCACGCTCGTAAGCCTTCTCTGCAGTTTCCGGATACTTCCAGATTCCCATCTCACGTATGGCATTCTTACAGCGCCGGTTGATAAGCAAATAAGGCTTACGTTCCGGGTGCCCTGGTTCAAGGTGCACAGGCCCAGGCTTCAGCTTCCGCCGGATCCACTCGATCCGGTCCGCACGCGGGGTCTGCCCACCGCCAGACCGTATCCGCAACCGGGCGGATAGCTCCTTGGTGCGGTCTGGCTCCGCTGGATCGGGAAAGAACCTGAGGATCCGCAGCGGTCCGGAGTTCCGCGCGAGTCCTCGCGTCGATATCTCGATGGCAGCCTCTTCGGTGGTGCGATGGACTTCGTAATACTCATCCATCACATGCACACGCTCACCATGCGGATCTATCTGGATCACCAGCCACGCAAATGGGTTGGTGAATCCATAGTCGACACAGGCGTACGTCTGCCACTCGGGGTTGTATTCTAGGTCTCTAACGTGCTCCTCTTCATCAAAGTCCTTGAACACCCGCCCCACGAACTCAGTGAACTCAGCCGCAACCTCCTGGCCAAACATCTCAGAGCTTTGGTCTAGGAAGAGTGAGAAGATCTCAGGGTCGATGCCAACCGGGCAGATGCCCATGTCTTCCTGGGTTGTGTGGATGGACGCTAGGAAATCATCCAACTGGCCTTCCCGCGCCGCTAGGCGCACCTGCCTCAGCAACTCTTCGTCAACACCCTGTGGGTAAACGTATGGGTTGCTCCAGGATGGCGCTCTCCAGCTATCCCAGTCTGCACGCCGCGGATCCTGACCAATAGTCCAGAAGTCATAGAACCAGTTCCGCCCCTCCGGCGTTGAGCTGAAGAATGCCCAGCCTCCAAAGTCCGCAAGGGTGGGGCGGATGAATTTGTTGTAGATGCTTGGCTTTAGCTTGGCAGCCTCCGAGAACACAACTCCACTAAGCCCCTCGCCGACCAGCGTGCCTGGATACTTGGCGCTCTTCGCAGCGATGACGAATCGACGGTTGAACATGGAGATGTGCATCTCGCCGCTCTCGGGGTTATTGTAGCTCCCCGGCTTATCGAACTCAAACCCCAACTTCTTGAGCATATCCCAGACAACGCGGAACTCCTTTTCAGAGTCGCTGTATTCTGGCCCCACGATCCAGTACTCACGCCGTAGGTTCAACTCCTCCAACCTAGGCAGCTCAGCCAACGCTCGGAAGGCTTCTGGCGTTAGCTTCATTCCCCCAGCACGGCTCTTCCCAGTACGACGCCCAGCCGTCAGCAATGTCTGCCGCTTCTGGGATAAGAGCACTTCACGCTGCACCGCATGCGGTTCGAATCCGCAACGGTTCCACACCGAGTGAATCAGCCTCGACGGTAGGGCAGGAGTCCTAAGTAGACGGGGTGAGGCCGGCGCGATCGTCAATCTTCATCCTCCGCAATCAATCTACGGAGGCGTATCTGTGCGAAGTCGACAAGCCCAAGCAAACGGTAGGCCGGCACATCGCTATCGCGGTACACATGCCCCACCATCGTCCAGCCCTCACCGTTCTCGTCAAACCGCTGTGCCGCGAACAGAACCATGTAGTCAGTCATCAGAAAACTGGGGTCTGTAGGGTCAGCATATGCTAGGCGGACCCTCTCAATCGCATCTGTCAGGTCGTTATCCGCTGCTATTTGCTCCGGGGTTCGCTTGGTCACCGCCCCTCCTTCAGCGCTTCCATCAATCTATCCAAGTCTTCCCCAGTCAGTACAGGGTGGGCAATATCACGAAACTTACAGTTACTACGGTCCGGCGGAGGCGTACCCAGGAAATCTGGCTGCCATTCTGAGCAGGTACAGAGCGGATGCCGCCTACCTGTCGGTCGGCTCTTCTCCATTTCCACCTGACTCCCCCATCATGTCAGACAGCACCAGCTGCCAACCCCTGGTGTCTGCGCTGATCTCGATTCCGCCGCGGATCCCAACGCGGTCCAAGATGTCCTTGATAAGCTGTCCGGCATCCTTCGCAGCAGTTCCGTCCGAGAGCGCATCGTCGATCATCCGCCCCGCCAGCGCAAGGCTCGCATTCAGCATCATGTCGCGTACCGCAGTACGAACTCCATCGGCGCCACGGGGCACATGATCCATGCACAGGTGCAGCGTACGGCCGTGCGCCATCCGGAGTCCCCACTTGGGACAGCGCCGGCCGATCGCAGCCCCTGACTCGTCAACGATTGAGCCACCCTCCCCATCCCGGATCGGGGCTATCTGGGTGCATCGATGTTCATCAGGAGGCAGCTGGAACGTATATCCAAAGTCTAAAGGGTTTCCGGTGTACACCAGCTGGCCATCAACCACTTTGAAGTTCTCTTTGTTGCTATCTATGAAGTCCCGATCCGCCTGCGAGTTCTGGCGCGCAGGAATAGACCCTGGGTCATTGCCAGAGCCCTTGCGTCGCCTAGGTGGCATGGTGATAAGAGTACCTGAGCCTCAGAAGAAACTCGCGAGCGTAGCCACCAGGATTGCTACGGCTATCCCTACCCCAACCCACATGATGGCCCAAAGCACAAACCTGGCAAAGGCTCTCACGGCAGCGGAGCAGCAGAGTACATCGCCATGAACAGGAAAAAGGCCAGCCAAACCGCAACACAGAATGCAATCCGGAGGCTAAGCCGGAGTCGGGACCATCGCATTACGCATCGCCCAATCGAGTAGGTCCATCTGATTCAGGTGCAGGGTAAGCCTCTTGCTGGCGATGCGCTGCGCAGCCGTCGCATAGAACAACACCGGCTGAAGCACCGAGGCCTTGTGTGGCTCCCACACCCCCAGCTCGTCAACCACCATAGGAGACTGCTGATCAGTCGGCTCCGGATCTGGGCTCTGCTCCGGCTCCGGTTGGGGCTCCACATTCGGTTCTTCCGGCGTACTGACTGCCACACCTGACGAAAAATTGAGGTAAGGCCGCACCAGGTTGGGCGGTGCGGGCGGATCCTCTTCCTCAACCCTCCATACATGTACATCATCGCCTGAGCGGCGTTCTGAGCGAGCCGGCCTGAGACCGATGACCTGTGTAGTATGGGAAGTCCGGTACTTGCTCACATCAACGGTCCGCTCTGGGTCCGAATGATCCTTTTGGTAGCTGTGTAACAACCCCACGATGGCCCCTCGAAGTAGCCATATGATTACACACGACTGTACAGCAACAACTGCCAACACCCACGACATCGCTAGCCTCACTCCCCCTATATCCACTGGTTTGGAGTTGAGGCTAGCGAGATCGTCAACGTGCCGCTACCGCTTCCCTCCCCACTCCAAAAGGTAGTGGCTCACAGCCACCCGGATCTCGCGCTTACGATCCGGACCACATGCGGTGTCCGCACTTCTCATTGCGCCTCCTATATGGGCCGTAGAAATGCCGGGGCCGGAGGGGTATGGCTGACGGCCCGTAGGCACCCCTCCGGCCGGCTCCGGCCCACTCAGCGGGCTTTCTCAGCCCTTCCTGCGGGACTTCCGCCGTCTCCCCGCAGCAGCCATCTGTTGAAACCTCTTCTTGCCGTACTTCTTGCGGCCGATGTGGGCCGCTAGCGCGTCGCTGCCAACCTTTTTGGAGAGGGCTGCGAAGCGCTTCCCGGATCCTAGCGGAGCCTTCCGCTGCTTTCCAGCCATGGCTACCCTCCACGGCGCTTCCGGGTGCGGGCGGCCTTGCGCGCCATTCGAGATCGCGCCGCGTGCGTCTGCCCAGCGTTTGAGATCTTTGCTGCCTTAGTCTTGCTGTATCCCTGGCGCCGTAACGCTTCGTACACACGAGGCCTTTTGATCGATGGCCCGTGACTTCCACCCTTAGGCATATGTACTCACCCCTTCCGCTTCCTCATGTGCTGCTTTCGATCGCCACGAACCGATTGGTACTGGCCCCGAGAACCCTGACCCTCGCCGCGGCGGATAGCACGCGAGCCATAGGACTTTGCGTGCTTCATCGCCTTGGACATCTCTTTAGGCAGAAACTTCATGCCATCGCGCGTCTCATGTGGCCAGTGCTCGCCTGAGAGCCGGCATGGGGAGCGCGTAATCGGATGGCGCTCCTGGCACCTTTCACCAACGCTCATATCCGCTCTACCCCCGGATCCTGACTCGTGTGCTGCCAACACTTTCCGCAGATTACCCAGGGCCAGGGCCACATCCAGCCCTTGCAGTAGAAGCAGCGGAAGAGACGGAGCCGGATCTCACCAATGCTCAATGCCGCGCTCCCTCCAGGTATCCAGAACCCGATACCAGAATCTCCAAGTCCCTCCGCCGTAGTAGCGCTCTGTGCCTCGGCGATCGCCGGTGAGGTCAGCCACAAGGTACATCCACGCTACCGTCCGGCCGCCACGCGAAGGGTGGTGGGTAGCAGAGACGTTAGCGTGCTCGATCAAGCTCTTCGCGCTTGTCGGCCTCGGCACTAGCATGACGCTCGCCATCCGTAACAACCGGTTCAGAGAACGAAGGATCACGATGCTGGCAGTCGCACCGCGTCCCACCCTGGCACCGCTCATGGAGCGCCCTCCGTTTCTTCGGGAAGTCTCTATATGTGACGGCGTTTGCCATTCTACAGTCTCTACAGATCATCGCCTCGATCAGCCCTCCATCCCTGCCAGCAGCAGGATTCCCGCAAGTCCAGCAGCAAAAAAGATCGGAGGTGCTTCACTTCCGACCCCGATTGGGAAAGTCCAACGAGACCTCCGCTGGATCGTTGTCGCGCTCGATACGGGCCTTGGCAGCAGCAATCTCTTCGTCTGTAGTTCCGTGCGCAAACTCCGGTGGCGTTGGGTCGGTGGCGTAGATCTCCCACAACCGTTCGTACCCCAGTAGTTCGCGATCCTTCCGCTTCTCAGGATCGATAAGCCCTGGACCTCCGCCGAACTCAGTGTGGTTACTTGGAATTGTCTCCCGGCTGTACGCCATCGGCCGGCTCCTCATCATCGATAGGCATGGCCCTATCCTCATCCCAGTCAGACAGCACCATGCTGGACTCTTGGCTCTGTGCCCCGGCTAGCCGCGGTTCCGACTCCTCCGCAGTCTCAGCCGGCTCCGACTCCTGTGGGAAACCCCACCATATTACAAGCCGGTCGTTCGTAGCGTAGCGGTTCTCTGCACTTCGGAAGTCGTCTGCTGTACCGCGAACCCGCAAGCCGGCCGACTCGCGCTCAGGCTCCCAGAGCCACAGCTCAGTTTCGTTACTATCCGTAGTTGGATATACCAGGACCCACCGGAGGGTAGTCGGGGCTGGAGCGCGGTGTTCAAAGGATATCCAGCCGTAGTCCGCAACCGGCAAAGTGAAGGCCTTCGCAGGGTCGGTGGTTACCGTCCCGCCCACGGCGCCGCTCTGTGCAGAGGCGAGCCGACGCCACAGCTGATCGCGCTCCAATTCGTCGTGGGATCCGGTCTCCACCCACTCACCCGGATCCTCACCCGGCTCGCGGTCCGTCACCGTCACAACCGAGTCACCGGCGTCTACAGAGATCGTCATTTCCTCCACCTTTCTCGTAGTTAGGTACGAGTCTATACGAGTTGCCCTTCAAGATCGCCTTACCAATTGGTTGCAACTCTTTCTCCCGCTGCATGCATCGTACCCAGGTTAGTTCTATACAATTTACTAACCCCCCCCTTCCCCTTACCTCGGTGAAACCCGAAAAAGCGAAAGATTGGTAAGTAGATCTTGTTTTTACAAACTGTTACCAGGGCATATTGACCTTACCAAATGCCTCAAAAAAGCGTCGGAATTCGGTTAGAAAATGCGTAATGTAGTAACTCTGCGTCAACCACCCCGTTACTCCTACTGTCCCGATAGGAAATACGCCTGCAGAGATAGTCATCAAAACACAACCAAAATCTATACGGAGAGCGATTACAAAGTAACTGCATTACCAAACTTTCTTACCAAGTGAGGTAAGGGGCGTCTCCTTATCCCTGCCCCTTACCAAACGACAATTTCTCCCAGTCAGGCTTCAGGACGAGACCACGCCGGACGCGGATCGTTTTTCCATCTTCCTCATTCCAGATGATGTCCCTCTCATAGCCCTTTTGCGATATCGAACGGCCAAACTTATTCACACCCATACGCTCCCGATCCTCGCCGTTCTCGGCATGCCAGATTGTGTAGGCGGTATATAAGTCACCCGAACTAACCCACCCACCGGGCTCGAAATTACAAATTTCAGCAAGGCATTCATCCAACTCGGAGAACTCGTTCATGACCTCCATCGTCATCGCCGCGGCCTTCGCAGGCATGTCAGTCAGCGACGGATCCGACAAGTAAAGGCCCCACCCGTCGATTACCCACCGTAAAATGGCTTCGCGACAGCTACCCACCGCTAACCGTTCCGGAAAGAACGGATCCTCATCAACAAACTCAACCTTTTCCAGGAACGGAACCACGCGGATGCGTCGCCGCAGCGCCGAGTCAGCACCCTCGATTGTGGGCGGGTTATTGGTCACAACCCACGGGGTGAAGGCCGGCTTACGCTCAGTATACATTTTGGCAAACGGGCTTCTAGCGCTCCAGGTGCCCGCCCCCGTGGCGCGCTTGATCTGGTCTCCGTGTAGCCGCCACGCAGAGGAGGTCTCCTCAGTGAATATCAGTCGGCGCGGCATCGCTCCAACAATATCAGCGCGCGAGCGCTCATCCTGATTATCGCGGAACAACGACAGCGAGAACGGTCCGCCGTACGCACCAAGCGCCCCCACGATTGAGTCCACAAAGGTAGTCTTACCGGTAGAAGTCAACCCCTTCGCTATCACCAGCACTCGGGCGGGATTGAGGCCCATAAGCGAGTAGCCAGCCACCTTCTGCGCCCAGGTACGTAGCTCCGGATCGGGCAGGAACCGGTCCAGGAAGGCTTCCCAGTCGTCAGACACAGCCTCCTCGATATACCGAACGCCGGTCGACTTCGTGGCCCAATCCTCGCGGTCCAGCGGCCGGAACCGTACGGGAACCGAGGCATCAACTCCAAGTTCCACAACCCCGTTGGCGCACACAACCGTCCGCGGGTCAGCGTCAAAGCAACCCACATCCACCGACATACCCCGCAGCGATGACAGCAACGAGACGGCAGCCGCCAGGCGACCCGCGTTACCCGAGGACCGACAGAACTTGACGAACTCAGCGCGCATTTTGAGGTCTTCGATGAACTCAGCCTCAGCCACCATATCGCGCACCATGTTCATGGCCTCACGCGAAACATGGCGACCGTCTACATCCGGCTTCCACAACCCACTACCAGACTCCCAGGTATACCAGGAGCCCTGACCCAGCGCCCATACAGCCCTACCCCCTAACCTCCGCTGCAGCCGCTGCGCATTGCCGATATCGTCGCGTACGTAGTCGAACGCCGTGGAGCCGACACCGCTGCCCCCGCCACCCCCAC